ATGTCCACCGCCGCCCGCCTGCCCTTCCAGCCGCATCGCCTGACGCTACGCGCCTGCGCCGACCTGGGGCTGCGGGTGAGCGTCGGCTGTCCGTCCTGCCGGATGGCCCGCGACCTGAACCTGGCGGCCCTGGCCGGCAAGCCGCTGGCGGCCCTGCCGCTGGGCGAGCTGCTGCAGGGCGAGGCGTTGAAGTGCCGGCGCGGGCGTTGTCACGGCGTGCTGGCCAGCAGCCTCTGCGTCACCTGGCAGGATGTCGGGATCCTGCGCACCCTGGTCGAGTGGCGGGTCTGGGAGGTCAGCGGCTCGCGGGCGGCGCGACTGGTGGAGCCGCCGGCGGACTGACCGCGACCATGGCCGCCGGCGCCGGGGGCGGCCGCGCGGCGCTCTTCAGGTCACTGTAGACCTGCAACATCAACCAACCCAGCAGGGCCACCACCAGGCCATACAGGGCGTTGCGGCCCTGCTTGCTGTCGGCCTTCAGCTCGGTGATCGCCGCGTGGATGTTGCCGTAGCGCTCCGCGCAGAGATCTTCGTGGGCTTCCATCTTGGCGTAGGCGCCGGCCACGGTCTGTCTTCCTTCGCTCACCCTCGCCCCCTGGCAGATACGCAACGCCCGGCCAGGCGGCCGGTTCGAAAACTAGGCCTTGCCGTTCAGTTTTTCGACGGTGCGCAGGCCGCCCAGGCCCAGCATGCCGGCCAGCAGGCTCATCAACTCGACCATGTCCAGGGCCTCCATCGGCACGCCGGTCCACTTGGTGACCCACGGGTTCAGGATCGGCCGCAGCAGGTAGGTATAGGCCAGGGCCGCGCCGCAGACCCAGCCGATGAACGGCCGCCAGCCCGAGGTCCACAGGCTGGGGCTGGCCGCCTCGACCGCGTTGACCTGCACCTGCCCCTTGGCCAGGTCGGTCTCGGCCGCCAGGGCCGCCAGGTCACCGGCCTGGACCAGTTTCATCAACTCCAGCTGGGCCGCCGCCTTGGCCTGGGGATCAGGCAGCACCCTGTCCAGCACGCCCAGGCCGATGCCCAGCAGGTCGGTCAGTCCAGCCATCGCTCACGCTCCCAGGATGTTGCGGGTCTGGACCAGCCAGCCCTTGTATTCGGCCAGGCCATTCAAGCCCCCGTTCCAGGCCCGTCGCAGGGCCTCTGGCGGGCCGTAGACCAGCTGGCCCATGCGCTTGGCCTTCCACAGCCGGGCCGAGGCCTCGAACCCATGGGCCGGGTCCGCCAGCAGCTCGGGGTGGGCCAGAAGAGGCAGGCCGATGGCCTTTTCCAGCGCGGCCATGTTGGCGCGCCCGGTCACCTGGCCCGGCCCCAGGCCGCGAAACCGCCAGCCGTCTCCCGGTTCGGTGTTGCCCAGGTTCTCAGCGCCCCAGGCGCCGCCATAGACCAGGTTGGCGATCGCTTGCTGGTCGGCCTTGCGCACCACCACCTTGGCGCCGCGCGCGTCCACCCCGTCGATCCGGCCCAGGCGGCGGGCGTCGGCCTCGCTGATCCGGTGGCGGCCGAACTTGGCCAGCAGCGCCTCGACCGTATAGTTCAGGCTCTCGGCGAACACCGTCAGCCCCTGGCTCTCGACGCAGCACGTGGCGACGAACGCCGCCACCTCGGCCGGCGCGGTGATGCCATTGCCGGCGCAGGCCTTTTGCAGGCGCGGCGCCAAGGCCGTGTAGTCGCAGCGGCGCGACAGCTGCTGCAGTTTCAGGGCGGTGATGGTGACATCGTTCATGCGCCCAGCTTCGCGCGCGCGGGCGCGAGGGGGGCTTAGGGGGCCCGGGGAGCTAACACCAGCAGTGATGCCCAGGGCGCGCGCGCGGGAAGGAAAACCGGGCCGCAAGCTCGTCCCAGGCGCTGTCGAGCCCCTTCCACGCCTCAGGCCGGTCGAAAACGGGCGGGGGGATGCTGACCAAGTCTATGCGATCGTCCAGGCCAGCTGGATCCACCGGATGAAGATCGTCGTGCACGGCGAGCAGCACGCGAAATGGCGTGCAGGGGAACAAGCGTTCCAACGCCTTGGGAACAGCATTCGCCTGGGCCGCACCAAGACCCCGGGCCCGGTAGAAGATTGAAGCCGCCCTTGGGGGCAGGAAGGTGCCGACCCGCACAAACAAGGTCGGAGCACCGCTGGCGCAAGCCGCCACCATGTTGCCCCAACGCTTGCTGTATCGATCCGCGGTATAGGCCAAGCCGGGCGGATCTATCACTACAGGATCGCCGCCATTGCGAAAGTCGTGCTGCAAGGTGCAGCCGTAGCGATCATCGTAGGCGGTGCTGAGATCGAAGGCCGCCGTGGCGGAAGATCCAAGCCCCTCGGCCCGGTTATTCAGGATCTCGATCACCGCGCCCAGGTCGGAAATGATGTTGTCGAACGGCGCCGCCACAGCGGCGACACCCAGCCTATGGAACTGGTGCCGGGGCTGACAACTCCCCCCAAGGGAAACAACCTGACGCGCCGCAAAGCTCATGCGCCGGACTATCGGCGCCTCTTGAGTCCACGTCAATTCTCCCGCTCAGGCCAAGCCGGCCTTGAGAAGGCCGAACGCCGAGACAGGGTCGGGGCATGTGGCCGGGAGTTCGCGCAAGGCGGCGCGCGCCAAGTCGACTTCATCCAGCTTCGCCTGAGGCTTCTCCTTTCGCCATCCAGGCAGCTCAGTATAGTCGGTTGCGCTCAGCACGCGCTGGCGCAGCGTGCGCGGCCAGCCTGGCGCGCCACCAGCCACGGCTTCGGGCCACTCCGCCGGTTCACAGGCGACAAACACACCCCTGTCGACAGGCCGCGCGAGGGCTTCGGCCCTGGCGGCGGCCACCGCACGATGGTGGGGCTTCAGCGTTTCATCCGCCGCGGCCGCCAAAGCCTCCCCCAGAAGCCGATCGCGATTGTCCTCGACCCCAAACGCCCAACTCGTGACAACGCCGTCTTTCAGGAAGAAGCCGTTCATGCCCACGCCCTCGCCACCACCCGTTGCGTTCCGCCATTGTCCGCCAGGTTGCACAGGCCCAACCCGTTGCCGGTTCCGAAGACTTCGATGTCGTAGCTGTTCGCACTGGAGCCATTGACGCCCCAGGCGCCATTGCCGCCGTAGTAGGCCGGACCACTGCCGGAGATCTCACCGGCCGTCACGCCGCGCATGAGCGTCTTGGCGACGTACTGGTCCAGCCAGAGACCATCCGTGCCGCAGCCGGAAATGTTACCTCCGATCATCTTCAGATGTCCGATCCCCTTGGTTGAGGATCGCGCGACGCCGCCCTTTGCCTTAATGCCCTCGGCGCCGTTGTGAATGATGGCGCAATTGGCCAGTTCGATGCTGTCGATCAGGCCGTCCGTCCCGTCCAGCGACAGGGCTGCGCCCGTCACGGCGTTGCCGAATTCGACACACGACGCCCTCAGCATAATCACCCGCCCGCCAACTCTCGGCTTCACAAGGCACGACGCCGCCAAGCCTGAGGGCGCGCCATCGACGTCACCGCCTAACATGGTCAGTGAAAGCAGCTCGTCGTCGGGATCGATCATCCGTGACAACCCCAGACCGGACAGGCCGGTCAGGTTGTTGTTGATGTCCATGATGCTGTTGCCGGCCCCGATCCGCCAGCCGAAGCTGGGATTTCCCCAGCCATAGGCAGATCCAGTCGTGTTGTTCTCGACGTGCAGCGAGAATAGGCGATCGGTCCAAATCGCATAGCTGCCGGCCGCCTCCGCCGACGGCGTCACGTCACCGAAGACATTGCGAATAATCGTCACCCCGCCATGCATGTTGCTCACGGTCGATCTGACTTCGGTGAGGCCGTAGTGCCCCCGGATCCAGTTGCCCTCGATGTTGATGTCGTTCTTGTCCACCGCGCTGATCGCCGCGCCGCTGGTGTGATACCCCGTGCCGCCGGCCCGGCCGATATGAGCGCTGGTCACGAAACCGGAGTGACCGAGTTCGATGAAATTCCCATTGGCCGCCCGGTTGAGAAGAACGCCAGACTTGCCCCGATACTCCCCTTCGATCCCGCACTGGTCAGCGAAGGTGAGCGGGGTCAGAGCATTGAGCTGAACAGTGCCGCGGGGGCGAAGGATGCCATAGCCACGCTCGGCGTAGCGAGCGAGCGCCTGGCGCACGATCGCGGTGTTGGCGTCGGCCAGGAACGGGTTCCCCGTGACGTTGCAGCCCATCTCATCGGTAAAATCCCAGTCTCGCAACAGCGTGCGCAAGGGCTGGATCTGACGCCCAATCCCACGAGCAGACCGGGCGTTATCCGCCCAGTCGTCCTTCAGGTTCGACCCGTGCTTGCCCGCCTCGACCACCTGGTCCAGGCGCGAAACATCGCCGGTGTCCGGGTCCTTGTGCTCGACCCCCAGGCTCTGGATACGGCTCATCGTTACCCCCCGTAGAGCGCGACTTCCCAGCCGAAATCGCAGTTCGTTCCGGGGGCCGCCGACGTGTTGATGGTGAAGTTCGCGGCGCCGATCGCGGTGACCCACACGCGCCCGCCAGGATCGCCGCGCGGCGTCACGTTCACGCGAGTGGGCGGCACGCTCAGGCCGTGGGTCACCACCTTGGTGGTGGCGCCGCTGTTCATGGTGGCCACGCCGTTGGCCTTGATCAGGAAGCCCGCGCAGCCGGCGAAGTACTTGGTGGCGCCCGTGGCCAGGTCGCGGATGCCATAGGCGGTGTTGTTGGTGACGTTCGTGCCGGCCACCACGATCACGTCGGTGACGCCGGCGTCGAAATAGATCCCCGCCCGCTGAGTGGCGGGCAAGACCGCGTATAGCCCGCTGGCCCCGCCCAAGCAGGTAAAGCCCGACAGGCCGCCCGCGACATAGATCCCGTCATAGACGCCCGGCGCGCCGGAGGAATTTCCCGCGACGATCGGGGCCACCAGGTGGACGTTGCGCACGTTCGCCCCGGTGGCGAACTTGATCCCTTCCTTGCGGTTGGTCAGGGCGCGGAAGTTTGTCGCGGTGATCCCGTCGACGAAGCCTGTTCCGGTGCAGTCGACCAGCAGCCCCACGTCGCAGGTGCTGCCCCAGCAGCCCAGCATCTGCACGCCCTTGACGCTGATCGCGTCACCCTCGCACCAGATGCGGATCCCGAACTCGCGGCAGCTGTCGCCGCAGCAGTTCGTCATGAACACCCAGTCGATATAGGCCCCCGCCTCGCGCGGGTGCAGGTCGATGCCACCTTCCCAGTCGCCGACCGGGGTCACGTTGTCCAAGGTCACATAGGCGCTGTACTGGATGTCGACCGCCACCCCGCCGTTCAGGCCGGCGTCGGCCTGCAGGTACATGCGCCGCAGGTGGGTGTCGTTGCCGCCGTTGACCACCACACCCACGCCGCCGGCCACGGGCGCCAGCACGTGGACCCGGTCGACCGTGGTGTTGATGCAGGTCTGCAGCGACAGGGCCAAGGCCTGGTCGGCGATCACCAGGTCGGTCAGTTCGACCATGAAGGCCTTGTCGATCTTCAGGGCCGCGCCGCTGACGCGCAGCACGCTGCTGGCGATCCGCATGCCTGAGACCGCGAAATAGGTCCGCAGGTCGGAACCATTGCCCAGCACCAGGCCATCGCCGGTGAAGCTTACGATGTCGATCTCCGTGGCGAACTGGCCCGCGCCGCGCAGGATGCATTCGCTTTCCAGTCGGCTGACCGTGCGGCCCAGGCGATACTGGCCGGGCGGGAAGTCGACGAAGCGTTCCGATCGGATGGCGTTCTCGATGTAGTCGGCCAGGTCGGTGACGTTGTTTCGGTTCCAGATCCCGTAGTGGTAGATCACCGGGATGTAGTCCAGCACACTGACCCAGTCGGCAGCCTTGTCCTCGGGACGTCGATAGACCGCCTCCGCCCCGCGCCCGAACAGCCGCGGGCGGGTGGCGGCGGTCAGGCCGGCCGAACCGCCCAGATGCACCCAGCGCACCTCGGCCCCGGCCACCAGGGGCTCGGCCAGGGCCAGCACCGCGCTGCCGTCGGCGATGTAGTCGACCTGGCCTTCCTGCTCGGCCCCGCCGATGAACAGCGAGACCAGCGCCTCGTCGCCGGCCGCCACCGGCTGCGACACCGTCACCGTCGCCTCTCCGCCCACGGCCACCAGCGAACCCCTGGCCTTGGTCGCCAGACCGGCCAGCACCCCGGCCGCATCCAGGGCGATGGGCGAGGAGTCTCCGTCCCAGGCGAAAACCTTGTTCGCGCACTGGCCAGCCGGCGGCATGGCGCCGCCCACCTCGCCGGCCGGGCTCAACAGGGCCCGGGCCACCATGGCCCTGTGCTCCTGGTGCATGCGCACCTGGCGGTCCCAGGTCCGCTCGCTGGCCAGGGGCCGGAAGCCGTCGACCTGGCCAAAGGGCTCGGCCTGCTGGTTGGGCGTCGCGCGGCGCAGGATCAGCCGGCGGCTGGATCCATCGGCCGCCCACCCGCCAACGGGCAAGCCCAGGGCCGTCAGGGTGACGTTGGCCGTATAGCCGCCCGCCTCGCGCGGGGCAGCGACGACGGTGAACTCGCTGTCCAGCACCAGCGGCGCCGCCTCGACCCCGTCGGCTTCCACCACCACCTGGATTTCGCCGGGCAGCTCATAACTCCACAGCGTCGCGAACGGCCCCAGGCTCGATCCCGTCGGCACGTAGACGGTGACGGGGTTTTCCACGGTGATGGTCATCGGGGCGCAGGCTCACGACGGAAACGGTCCGTCAGCGTCGCGCGCCCGCGCGGGAGGGGGGGTTAGGTCAGCGGACCGCGTCGGTGGGCGCCAGCCAGAATTCGCTTCCGGTCTGGTCTTCGACCCGCTTCTGGTAGCGCGCCGCCCAGCCGGGGTTCAGGGCTTCCTGCACCCGCCACAGCAGCACATAGTCCAGCGCCGCCTTGGTCCACCAGGTGTTGATGAACGGCGTATTGGCCTTGGCGAACTGGAACGCCTCGGCGCCCACGTCCTCGCCGCTGCGCAGGGCCGACCACAGCTTCATGGCGCTTTCCAGGTCGCCGATCGCCGGCCCGCCCAGGGTGCTCAGCGGCGAGCCGCCGAACCGGTTGAAGTCGCCGAACAGGAAGTCGCCATAGATCCCCAGCCCGCCGCCCTGCAGCATGGCGGCCATGAAGGCCTCGGGGCTCAGCGGCCGGGGCGTGCGGCCCTTGGCCATCTGCTTGGCCTGCATCGAGACATAGCCGAACAGGGTGGTCGACAGGATCAGGTGCGCCAGCAGCGCCGCCGGCTTCTGGCCGGCATAGCCCTTGGCCGCCGGGATCAGGCTGCGCTGGATGAAGGTCTGCGGAAAGCTCCAGAACTGGGTGTAGAGGCGGATCGCCTCGCCCGCGATCGTGCCGCGCCGCGTGCCAGCCCCGATCATCCGCCGCTCGCGGGCCCGGGCCTCGGAGGTGGCGTTGTCCAGCGTCTCCTGCGTCAGGGCGCGAAAGCGCAGGGCCAGGTCGGCGTCGTCGCCGGCCGCGTCGGCGGTGATGATCCGGCCCACGCCTTCCTGCTGCGCCGCGCCGGCCCGCAGCCTGTCCCACCCCGCCGCGTCGATGCCATAGCGCTCGAACGTCTCGCGCGTGCCGATCGGCAGGGCGTCGAACGCCAGGTCGGCGCTCTGGCCCAGGTGCTTGCTCAGGATGGTGGCCACGCCGGCGCGCAGGCCGTCGTTCCACCATTCGAAGCCGCTGATCTTCATGTTGAAGCGCTGGCCCCAGCCGATCCAGCCCAGAGGGCCGTCCTTGGCCGCCAGGCGGGTGCTCAGCCGACCCGAGGCCGCTCGCGCGCCCACGTCCATCAGTTCGGCCACCTCGCGCGCCTGGGGCCCGTCCAGGCGGCTGATCCCGCGCAGGATCCCGTCATAGCCGGCCAGCCAGTCCACGCCCACCCGGGCCAGGGCCTGGGTCGCCACCGGCACGTCGGCGAACGCGCTCAGCACCATGCCGCCCAGCTTGCTGATGCTCTCGTGCCCGCGGATCATCTGGCCGATCATGGCCAGGCGCACGTTCTCGGGCGCGTCGGCGCGGCCGTCGATCTGCTCGAACGCCTGCTCCATCCGCTTGGCCAGGAACGCCTTGCCCTCGACCGCATCGTGGGTGGCCCGGGCGTCGGCCAGGCCGCGCTCGACCTCGGCCTTGAACGCCGCTTCCGGCGCCGGGCCAAAACCCTTCATCAGGGCGGTGTTGCGCGCCGCGCGCCGCACGTCGCCGACGATCGCCGAGAACAGCGACCCGCGCCCGAACTCGCGGTGATAGGCCAGCCAGCTCTTGGCGTCGCGGAAATGCAGCACGCGCTCGGCGCTGACCTTCCGGGCCAGGCTGGCCGGCGGCGTGAAGTCGCCCAGATCGTCGGCGCCGGCCATGATCTCATGCTTGCCGGTGACGATGTTCCACCACACGCCGCGCAGCATCTCCTCGCGCGCCGCCACCCCGGTCAGGCCGCGATCGGTCAGGCCCAGGTCGGCAAAGGTGCGCTCATGCAGCAGCGGCGCGATCGTGTCGCGCCAGCGCTGAAACGCCTTCTGGGCCGCCTCGCTCTTCATCGCCGCCAGGCCGCCCTTGCGGATTGCGGTCTTGATCGAGCCGACACCGCCCCAGAACCCGCCGGCCACCTTCAGGGCGTCATGCGACTGGCGGGCGACATAGCCGTCCAGCTGGCCGATCCACGCCCCCTCGTCGTTCTGCATCTGGCGGCCACGCTCGATCGCGCCGTTGAAGATCTCGGCCGCCTTGACCGCGTCCTCGTCGCCGGTCGGCGTCTCGCGGCCGCCGTTCAGCCGGGCCATCTCGGTGGCCACGGCTTCCTCGAATTGCGGATCCTGCTGGTCCAGGGCGTTGGCGATCCGGTCCCATAGGCCGTTCTTGCGCAGGCCGCGCTCGATCCCGGCCAGCAGCTCGGTTTCCAGCGCGCGGCCCTGGGCGTCGATCGAGAAGCTGTTGCCGAACCCTTGCGTCTCGTCGCCCTCGATGAAGGCCAGCAGCTTGCGGGCCGGCGAACCTTCCATCGCCGACAGCTGGGCCCGACGGCGCAGCTTGGCCCGCTCGGCGAAGATCCGAGTGCGTTGCTCGATCAACGAGGCCTTCAGCTCGTCGCGGGCGATTTCGGCGGCGGCTTCCTTCCAGGCCCCGCCCTCGCTCAGGCTGACCTTGGCGGCGGCCTTGGCCTTCTTGCGCTGAACCACCCGTTCCAGCAGGGCGTCGATCTCGTCGTCGGTGAAGGCGTCGCCGACGGCGGCGCGGACGGGGGCGCGGCAGGCTTTGGTCATTCTTCCTCGCCGTATCCCACTTCTTCACCGCACTCGCTGCAGTAGAAGCCGCTCCGGTAAGGATCAGCTTCGCGGTGCAGCGCATCGGTCAAGTCCAGTCGCTGACGAAGCGTCATTTCAGGCAGCGACAAACCCGCAACCTCAAACGCTCGCCTTACAGCCTCAAGGAAGGCTTCACCTGTCAGACCCTCGCCCATAACCGCCTCCTTCCAGGAAAGCCCCAACTCTGAGGGGCCAGAAGGACCGGGGGGCTTAGGCCGCTCCGCCCTCGGCCAGGCAGAACGCCGCCGCCCGCACCGCCTCGGCGATCGTCTTGGGCTTGTCGCGATCGGCCAGATCGGTCGCCGCCTTCAGCTGGCGCTCGCTCAGGCCGGGCGTGGCCTTCAGGTCCTCGATCGCCGCCGCCACCGACTGGGCCAGCTCGGCCAGTTCCGGATCGGCCGCCATCACCGCCTCGGGCGTCAGCACTTCGGGTGCCTCGAACGACGCGGCCGGGGCGCGGGCTGGCGACGACGGCAGGTCGGCGTCGCGGTCACCGCGCAGCACGGCGCCGGCCTCATCGCCTGCCTTCTGCACCGGAACCGCCCGCGCCGGCTCCAGGCCGCCCCTGGGGGCCGGGGACGACGCCGTCCGGGCGCGCGGGCCGTCCGCCTCGATCTCCCGGCTCAGGCGCACGCGCTGGGCCCCGGTCATCGGTTGCTCGCGCACCCGCACAAGCACCGGATGCTCGAACCCGGCCACGTCATGGCCCTGGGCCTCCAGCGCCGCACGATACGCCGCGAACCGGCCGGGATTGTCGGCCAGGCGCTGCAGGGCGATCACCTCGGCCCCGCCCGCCTCCACCGTGCCGTCGCGGGCGATGATCGGCGGGCCCTTCTCGGCCGCCTCGCCCGACGTCAGATCGTCCAGGTGTTCGCGGTTTTCCAGCTCGCGCACCCGCTCGGCCAGCCATTGGGCGCCGTCCTGGCGCGGGGCCAGGTCGCCGGGATGGTCCGACCGCCGCACCAGGGCCGTGTCGTGGCTGGCGATCAGGTCCCAGGCCTCGACGATCGCTTGGCGCACGGCGATCTTTTCGCCCCGCGCCGTGGTCGCCACGCCCGCCTCGCCCAGCTGGCCCCGGATCTGCAGGCCATAGGCGGCGGGGCTCTCGTCCAATCCGGGGCGTGGGCCGCCGCCGCGGGCCAGCTCGGCCTCCATCAGCTCGCCCACGTCGGTCAGGGTGTCGTCGCTCAGGCCGTCGACGGCCCGCGCCAGGGCCCCGGACCGCGCGCCCTCGTCCAGCATGGCCACGGCGCGCGGCATGGGCGGGAAATCCTCGGCGGCGCGGGGCAGCGGGGCGCGGTCGGCGCCCACCTTGGCCACATAGTCGCGGGTTTCGTCGAACGGGATCTTGGCGGCGAAGTCCTCGTGGCTGATCGCGCCGGCCCGCGGATCGCCGAACTTGCGGATCCAGCGGTCCACCGCGCCCGGCCCGGCGTTGTAGGCGGCGCTGGCCAGCAGCTCGTCGCCGTCATAGCGCTCCAGCAGATGGCGCAGCTCTTCGCGACCCAGCTGGCGGTTATAGGCCTCGTCGGTGCGCAGGCGGGCCTCGTCGAACGGCACGCCCAGCCGCTTGGCCGCCGCCCGCGCCGTGTCGGGCATCAGCTGCATGACGCCGATCGCCCCCTTAGGGCTGACCGCCGACTGCACCCCCCGGCTTTCCTGGCGTTCCAGCCGCGCGGCTAGGCTGTCGAACCCCGGCCGCGCCATCGGCGCGCGAAAGCCCAACGCCCCCGCCCCGCCGCCCAGCGCCCCGCCGAACAGCACCCCGCCCGTCACGCCGGTCAGGGCGTCGTCCAGGCTGTAGTCGCGCCCCTCGACGCCATGGCCCAGGCCGTATTGGATCGCCTCGATCCCCGCGCCGCCCACGCCGGCCTCCAGCGCACCCCGCCCCGCCGAGGTCAGGGCGGCCGCCGAGCGGGACGCCGCCAGGGTCCGCGCCGAAAACCCCAGCTGCCCCAGGATCCGCCCCTCGCCGGCCACGGGAATGAAGTTCGAAGCGAAGCCCAGGGGATCGAGGGCCGATTGACCCAGCACCGCCAAGCCGAACCCCTCCAGCCCGCCGACGCTTTCGTTGCGCTGCAGCAGGTCGCGGCGCAGCAGTTCGTCGCGCTTGTTCAGCCGCCGATAGGCCGCGGCGCTGGCGGTGATCGGCTTGTCGAATTTCAGCTCGCCCTCGATGCCGAACCGCGCCGTCGCGGCTTCCGGCGTCAGGATCTCCGCGCCCTGGTCCGCCAGCGCATCGACGCCGCGACGGACATTGCGCACCACCATGTCCGAGGGCAGACCCAGCGTTCCGCCTGACAGCAGGGTCGAACGCACGTCGGTGGCGGCCGAGGGCGAGCGCTCCAGCAGTTCTCCCGCCATCTCCGGCGTGATTGTGTCGTCTCGGACGAAACCAGGCAAAGGCATCAGGGTTTTCCCGCTCGGCTGTAGAGATCCGACCAGCTGCGCACGACAGGCTTGCCGTCGGCGGCCAGCACGGGCATCAGGCCGCCCTGCGGACTAGGCAGCATCAACATCATGCCGGCGTCGTCGCCGGTGCTGACCCATCGGCCGCTGTGCGCCACCTGGGTGGCGTACCGCTTGCGATAATCCTCTGGCGCAAGCGCCGCGCCCCGCCCCGCGACCGGGCTCAGGCCCGCGCCGTCGTTGGACACCAGGTCGCGCAGCACCCGATACGAGCCGATGCGCGCCGCCACCTCGCCGGTGGCCTCACGCGGCGGCGCCACCATGCGCGCAGACGACAAGACCTCACCCGTCCGGTTCAGGTTTTCGGCGGTCGTCCCCGGAACCATCATCACCTTGCGCGCCGCCTCGGCTGCCGGCAGGCGGTTTCCCGTCCGAGTGTCGAAGGCGTAGCGTTGCAGGAAGTTGCGCGCAGCGCTGCGGGCGGCGGCGTCCACATCGGCGTCGTCGGCCATGTTGGCCCGGGCCATCGTCGACACGGCGAAGCTCAGCGCGTTCGAATAGGCCAGGCCGTCCTGCGAACCCGCATAGCTTTCCACCAGCGGCTTCAGCTGCGCCGCCACCTTGGCCTCCAGCTTGGCTTTGGTGGGCGCATCCAGCTTGACCAGCGGGGCCTGGGTGAGCGCCCGGGCGTAGGCGCCCACCACGATCGGGTCGCCGTCCACGGCGTTGATCACCGCCGCCTCGGCCGGCGGCAGGCCGGCGCGCTGCAGCTCCAGCAGCACCCGCCCGGAATTGGGCCCGAAGCGCTGGGCGTAGCCGTAGAGGCCGGTCAGGGCCGCCGTCTTGCCCACCGGTTCCTTGTCGGCGACCACGGCCTTGACCATGTCCTTGGCCACGGCCACGGGCAGGATCCGCTGCTGGTCGGCCGGCACGCCGATCGCGGCCTGGCGGCGCAGGGCGTCGTTGGCCCAGGCCTGGGCGCTGGCCGGCGTGCCGTCGGCCACGCCGCGCCACAGTTCCGCCGCCGACTTGTCGACCAGCAGCGCCGCCGCCGGATCGGTCAGCCGCAGCCGCGACTGTTCCTGCCCGGTGGCCAGGGCCAGGTTGTAGACCTGTTGCTTGCGCGCGAAGTCCGGATCGCCGGGCTTGGGTTTCAGCAGGTCCAGCCGCGCGGCCTGGTCCTTGGGCGTCAGGGCCGCGAAATCGTACGTCGCCTGACGCACGGTCTTGGCGTCCTCGATCGACTGACGCGCCGCCGCCACCTTGGCCGGGCCGTCGACCGGGCCATAGACGGAGATCAGACTGGCCGGATCGAACCCCGTGCTCTGGCCGGTGCTGGCGATGCTGGCCAGTTCGGCCTGGAAGCGATCGTTGACGGTCTGGGCGGCCAACTGGCGCTTCTGGCTGGTCGCCGCCGTCGTCACCCGCGCCTGCATGGCCGCGAACTGCGGCGGGGCCAGCAGGGCCTTGGTTCGCTTGTCGGCCAGCAGGGCCTCCATGCCGTAATAGTCCTCGCGGCTCTCCAGCCCATCCAGGGCGCTGGCGATCATGTCGCCCGGCAGGGCCGCGCCCATCTTCTGGCGCAGGTCGGCCGGCAACTGCGACACCGCCGCTGGGATCTTGGCCAGGGCGGCGGTCAACTCGCCCGGATCCTCGCGCACGCTGTTGATCAGCAGGCTGACCGTCTGGCGCGTATTGTCGACGATGCGGGCGTCCAGCAGCCCGCGCGCCGTGTCGGCCGCCACGTTCTGCAGGTCGCGCCGCTGGTTTTCCAACTGCAGCTTGACCAGCGGCGCGTCTTCCGGACTGACGCCCTTCATCACCTCGGCCGCCCGCTGATCGAAATCGGCCAGCCGGCTGGGCAGGAAGTCGGGCGCGGTCGGATCGGCCTCGACGAAGGCGGCGCGCAGGGCGGTCTTGGTCTGCTGTTGGAAATCCCCCGTCAGGCGGATGATCCGGCTGTTCTGGTCGGCCGCCCGCACCTGACGCAGATGCGCGCCCTGAGCCTGGGCCTCGACGCCGCTGGCCTGGTCCAGCACCCTCAGGCGCTGCTCCAGGTTGGTCTGGTCGAAATAGCGCTGCTGCGTCGGCGTCAGGCCCTGCCGTGCCAACTCGACATGGTCGTCATAGGCCTTGGCCTGGGCCGAGGCGAAACCCGGGGTCTGGCCGTCATAGGTGGCGACGGCGGTGTTGAAGGCCGGATCGAACTGCTCGCGCACCGAGGCCATGGCCTCGGCGGCCCGGCGCTGGTCGCCCTTGTCCAGCACCGCGCCATAGTCGGCCACGCCCTGGGCCACGGCCTGCAGGCCCTGGTTCAGGCCGCGATAGTCCAGCGTGTCGGTCGACGGCCGCTGCGCGCGCGGCGCGCTCTTGCCCAGGGTCGCCATCAGTAGAGGCCCCGGCCGTTGTCGAATCCGCTAGGCTGGCTGTTCCAGCTGCGGGTCCGCGCCGCCTCCAGCCGCGCCGCCCGGCGCTGCTGCATGTCGCCCAGGGCGCTGCCGGCGCTGCCGCCGGCCTGCAGCCAGTTGGTCACCAGGGCCAGGCCGCCCTGCTTCTTGGCCACCTTGGCCTGATAGTCCAGGTTCCGACCCTCGGTGACGCCCTCATAGATGGCGCTGCGCGCGTTGAACATGGCGCTGCTGGCCAGGTCGTCCAGCGCCCCCAGGGCGCTACCGGTCAGGCCGCCGCCGCCCGCCGCGGCGTTGACCGCCGCCTGGGCCGCCGCGCGGTCGCCTTCCTCCAGCGCGAGGCCAGCGCGCACCCCAGCCTCGCGGCGGGCCTGGGCCGCGCCGCGCCGCAGCGCCCTGGCCTGGCCGCGGCTGGCCATGAACTGGCCCACCCCGCCCAGCATGCTGCCGATGGCCGAGATCCCGGCCGTGATCATCTGCGCTTCGCCGCCGCCTTCGGCCATGGATCAGCCCTCCCAGACCATGTAGGGCTCGCCGACCTCGACGAACCCGATACGCTTGAGCAACCGCACCGCCTGCGGCGTCGGGGCGGGAATGGCGACGATGGTGCGCACATCCACCCGCCGCGCCGTGAACCGCAGCAACCTCTCAGCCGCCGCCGCCGCCGCCAGCCAGTGTCGCGGGCGCAGATCGGCCAAGCACGCCCAAGCCGCCCAACGCCCATCGCCCAGCGGCTCCACGCCGCCGATGCCGCGAACAACCGTCCGAGGACCGCCAAAATCCAACAGCGTCCATTTCCCGCCCTGCGGCAGCACCCCACCTGCAGAGGCCAGGTCGCGCGCGAAGTCCTCGCGCGGAACAAACCGCGCCAGGTCGCCGTCCAGATGCGGGCGCAACACCAACTCAGGCATTGCTCCACCCCACCGGCCGCAGCGCGTGCAGCGTGAAGTCAAACCCGCTGTCGTCCTCGACCACCAGCCGCCCGTCGCGGCTTGCGCCGGCCGAACAGGTGACGTTGACGGCCAGGCGCTTGGGAACCACGCCGCTGGTCTCGTCGACATTGCGCACGCCGAAACTGTCCAGCGGGCTGGGCGCCTCGCCGTCGGTGATCGTGCCGGCCCGCGCCGCCCCGGCCACGCCCTTGGCGATCACCAGCATCTGGGTGACCCGCGTCCGCTGGCCTTGGGTGCTGCCCGGCCCCTCCAGGTCGGTAGGCAGGCTTTCGAAACGGAACAGGTACGGCAGGCCAGCAAGGATCTCGGTGGCCGTGCGCCCGCCCGGCAGGGTGGCCACGCCGCCCGTCACCGGCCGGTCGCGATACTGCGCCCAGCGGCCCTGGGCGTCGCGGGTCATCAGGGTGACGCTCTCGCCCTCCAGGTGATCCAGCCCGCTCACCCCCGTGGTCGCCGCCCCGGCGTAGCGCTCGGCCGCGTGCAGGCGCAGGCCTTCCTGCCGCGCCGACTGGATCAGGATCATCCGCTGGGGCGCGCCGTTCTTGATCCGCAGGGCGTGCACCCACAAAGCGGTGCGGCCATAGGCGCCCGGCAGCGCGCTGATGTTTTCCACCGTCCAGCCGGGGTCGTCGGCGCTGGTCGCGCCCAGGGCCTGGCGGGCCCAGCCGAAGGCCTTCTGCTCGCGGTGATAGAGGAAGCAGGCCAGCCCCCCATCCTCCAGCCGCGCCCACAGCAGGTTGTCGGGCTCGCCGCACCAGGCCAACTGGGCGATGCCCCGGCCGGCGATGTGCTCGGCCAGAAAGCTCAGGTCGCCACCGGCCAGGCTCAGATCGCCGCCCACCACCAGCTCGCGCAGGGTGGTGCCGCCCCGCGCCACGTACAGCACCGCGTCATGGGCCCGGGTCGGCGCCACGCCGCTCTGGCTGCCATATTCGGTCAGGGGCCGCACCTTGGTGCCGTCGGGCGTCAGGGGCTCGTCCAGGGTGGCGCCGGCGATCACGTTCTCGTCGGCATGGGTGCCGGCGATCAGCTGGCCGGCGCTGATCAGCCAGGCCAGGGTGCTGGACTGGTCGCCGCAGAACTGGCGCACCGCGTCGTCGGCCACCACCCGGCCTGTGCCCAGGCCCGGCTTGAAGTCGGCCTTGGCGGTGTCGTAGCCGGCCGTGCGGCTGGCGTCGAACTTGTCGGGCTCGCTGCGCCCGCCGCCCACCACCAGGCGCTGCTCGCGCACCGTCGGCCAGGCCGTCGGCCAGCCGCGATAATCGCTATAGGCCGCCTCGGCCCAGGTGCTGGTGGCGGGGAAGGCGTAGCTGCTGGCGGGGTTGTAGGTTTCCTCGCCGCCGCCGCTGCCCTGGTACGGCAGGGTCTGCAGCACCAGGCCGGTCGCATGGGTGCTGTCGGTCACCGCCGTGATCTGCACCACCCCGCTGCCGTCGTGCAGGAAGGTCCAGACGATGTTGCCGTCGCTGACCGAGCCCTGCTCATGGATCGGCGGCGTCAGGCCGGTCTTTTCGTCGCCCAGGCTGGCCCCGGCGTAGTAGGCGCGACCGTTGCTCAGCCACAACGAGGCGTCGGGCGGGTTGACGTCGGGCGTCCAGGTCTGCAGGCCGATGCTGCCTTCCGGGGCCCGCAGGCGGAACGACGCACCCACCATGCCGGGATCGAACAGGGCCGCGCTGGCGGTCAGGTTCACCACGCCGGTGATGTCGTCGGCCTCGATCGTCAGCGCCCGGTTGGTGTTCTCGGTGCGCCAGGGCCCGTTCTCGAACAGATAGGGCGCAAAGCCCCAGCCGCCGGTCGGGCCGCGCAGCAGACGCTGGGGCTGGCGGCCGTCGGCGTGGAAGAACACGATCACGTCGCCGGTCTGGTACCAGCGCAACCCCGCCAGGTCGGCCGCCGCATAGGGCGAAACGAACTGCAGCGGGCTCATCCCGCTCATCACCGGCGCGCCCAGGGCGTCGCGCACCCGGCCATAGCCGTCGCCCAGCTCGATCGACCAGGCGTCGTCGACGCTGCGCTTGAACGGAACCTGAATGGTGGCGGCGTCCTGATCCATGCACAGGCCGGCGAACCAGAAGCCATAGCTTTTCTGCAGCGGCCCCTGGGCCCGGGGCATGGCGTTCAGGGCCAGGGCGCAGCCGTTGGCGTGCTGCTGCAGGTCGCTGTTCGACCAGGCCTCGTCAGCCAGCTCGCCCGAATTGAACCGATTTTTCCAGCCGATCGCCTTTGACATGGCCCCAGCTTCGCGCGGGGGCGCGGGCGGGGGGGTTAGCTGGCGGGCAGCCCTTCGATCATGTGGCGGATCATTGCCTGCGCCTGATCGTAGTCGAACAGGTTGGTGCCGCTCGGGTCGTGATACTGTGGCCCGAACGGCATGTGTTCGTTGTACGTCGGCTTGAAGCTGATGCCGTTGTCGGGGCGAAAATTCGCGGGCAGCTTCCATGACAGGAAGCGCTCGGTCATGTACTTGATTTGCTCGTCGGTCATCTCAGTCTCCAGATATTGACGCGCCCTAGTTGGCGCTGCGGCGCAGGACGCCGTACGGATCAGGGATCAGGGGATAGCGCTCGCGGGTCTGCACCCCGTCCTTGCCCTGGGCCAGGGCGATGGCCGCCGCCGCCCGGTCGCCGTTCTTGGTGGCCATGGTCCAGTCGCCGTTCACCGACGGCCCGGCCATCGCCGCCAGCTGCAGGCCCATGGCCTGCTCCAACCAGACCGGGATCACCGCCCAGTCGATCCGGCGGGTGAAGGTGACGTCCAGGGCTGCCGTGGCGGTGTCGGCGCGGATCACCAACCGCGCGGCGCCGGTGGCCGAATCCACTTCGGTTCCACGCTCCCAGGCCACGCAGCCGTCGACGTCGCGCACCACCAGCGCCCCGTTCGGCAGCCAGTACAGGCCCGGCCAGCGGAAGCTGCCGGCCGCCCCGGTCGGCTGCAGGGTCTCATAGCCCCGCGCGTCCAGCCAGTCATGGGCGATCAGCACCATGTCGCGGGCGTCGTCCAGGAAGGCCAGCACCTTGCGCACCGCCGAGCGGGCGATGGACGGATCCAGGGTCTCGGTCAGCTCCTCGCCGATGTTGCGCAGGGCGATGTTGACGACGCTTTCGCGGCTGGCCATGGCGGGATTTTCCTAGTCCGGATGTGGTGACGGGGCGGCCCCTGGAAGGAGAAGCCGCCCCGTCTGTCCGCCCGGGTGTCGCGAGGTTGAGAGCGACGCGGCGCGCCGGGCGAAAGGGGTCCCGAGGGGGTTAGCGCTTGATGCCCACCAACTGCCAGGTCAGCGTGCCGGTGGCGCCGGCGGTGTTGATCGTAAACAGCAGTTCGCATTGGGCGCTCACCGCCTGGGCGGCGGCCAGGGTGGCGTAGCCCAGGGTCTGCCACAGGGGCTTGAAGTAGTTGGCGATGTCGACGCTCTTCATGGCCTTGGCCGTGCCGGCGGCCGTGGCCACGTCGGTGGCGCTGATCAGGGCCGTGGGATAGGTGACGTTGCCCAGGCTCAGGGTGGTGCCGGTGCCCAGGTCGTCGAAGCTGATGTCCGACGCGTAGGGGTTCAGCACGGTTTCCCAGGGCAGCAGCGCCGCCTGCACCGTGTCCGTCGCCGAGGCGGCCAGTTCGATAGTGTCGCGCACCAGCACCCAGTCCTTGTTGTCGGCCAGGACGTTGGGGATCAGGGCCGGCGGAACCGCTTGCTTGGGCGTGCCCACCAGGCTGCCATAGTACTTGGTCATGGTCTTGACCCTTCATGTTCACCGGCTGGCCGGCGGGGCCCTGTGGCCCGAAATCCTAAGAAGCGGCCGGGTCTTGCGACCCGGCCAGTCGGGAGGAACCTAGACGCGGCTGCAGAGCACCTGCACCACGGCGTTGTCGTAGCGACGGGCCACCGCATGCTCGGTTTCGTAGTAGGCGTACCAACGGAACGACTTGTCGGACCGCTGAGTGATCGTCGCCGTGATGATCTCGCGGGCCTTGTATTCGATGGCCGACTTGATCCAGGCGCCGCACTTGGTGATCGAGCTGGCCACCGGCATGCGCTCGGTGCGCACGAAGCGGAAGCCGTAGAAGCTGTCGATCTGGCCGTTGGCCAGGGCCTTGATCGTGTTGTAGTCGCCGCTGGTGGCCGGGGTGCTGGCCAGCAGCTGGGCCTTTTCGTAGCTGGTCCAGCCGAAGTAGCGCTCGCCCTCCAGCTCGCTGCGATCCAGGATGGCGCTGGCGGTGATGATCTTGCCGATGGTCAGGCCCAGGTTGCCGCTGGCCGCCACGGTTTCGGCGTCATGCAGGTTCTCGCGGCTGTCGACCGCGATGATCTGGCCGGCCGGGAAGGTGTTGGCCGTGGTCAGGTTCTGGCCCGAATAGGTGGTGCCGAACAGGCCGTCGATGATCTTGTCTTCCATGAACCGGTTCTTGCCGGCCATGATCGACTGCATGGTCTTGCTGCTGGGGTCCGCCAGCTCGCGCGCCTTGTCGCGATTGTCGATGAACTTGCCGTCGGCGAAAGCCTCGAAGTGGCCGCCGCGGCGGGTCTGTTCCAGGAAGCCGGCCGGGCTGTCGGGAACGCGGGTGGTCACGGGCGCCGGCTGGCTGGCGCCGATGTCGTCGCAGTTGAAGCTGGTGCCCGGCTCGCCATAGGCCAGGTCGGCGTCGACGCAGCCCAGCAGGCGGTTGTTCATCTGCTGGGGCAGCAGGTTCAGGTTGGCGCGGAAACCCTGCACATAGTGCGACGGGATGGTGTCTTCGGCGGCCATGGTGCGGCTCTCTTGCTGCGGCCACGCACCGGGCCTGTCGAGGGAATGGGCGCGCGGGCTCGATCAAAGGTCTGGGGTTTGATCGGCAGCGGTCCCCGGTTTCGTGTCCGGGCGCGAGCCTGGTGTTTAACGCCCCGTCGGGCGCCGCCTCCTGATGGGCCGGGGTGAACCGGGTGTCCAACGGTCGGGCGGATTGACGACAAGGGCTGGACTGATTTGCCCTCGCCGTCAACCGTTACGCTTACTGGCCGGCCGGATAGGCCTGTTTCAGCAGGGCCTCGCGCTCGGCCAGCACCGTCTTGTGCAGCGGATCGTTTCTGTCCTGCAGGGCCTTAAGCTTGGCGGGATCGCCGTGCAGCGCCGACAGGGCCGCCTGGGCCTGGTACGGCGTCGCCGGGCGGCCAGCCTCGCCAGCGCCCGCGCCCGGCAGAGCGCCAGGCTCGGCGCGCATGTCGGTCACCGCGGCCAGGATCTGCAGCAGCTCGGGGCTGCTGCCCAGGCCCTGGGCGTTCAGCTTGTCGAACACCCCTTCGATCTTCAGCTTTTCGCCCAGGTCGCCCAGCAGCTTGGGGATCTCGGTCTCATAGACCGCCTTCTTGTCGCCCCAGGCCGCGCCCAGCACCTTTTGGCATTCGGCGGCGGCCGCCTTGGCCGCCTCCGCCGCTTCCTGGTGCGCCTTCTGGATCGTCTCGTTCAGATAGCCGACCGCCGCGCCCATCTGGGCTTGGCTCAGGCCGGCCTTATGGGCGATGGCCTTGAAGCCGTCGGCGAAAGCCTTGTCGGCGTCGCTGGCGCCCTCGTCCAGATCGAGCTTGTAGCCGTCGGCCGTCTCGGGGCGGCCCAGCTTGTTGAACAGCTCGCCCCAGCCCTTCTCGTCATCCGGCTTGGCGGGGACCTCCAGCAGGCTGGCGGGGTCCTTACCGAACCGCTGCAGGGCATGAAGGTGGCCGTTGGCGAAGGCCTCCAGGCTTTCGTACTTGGCCAGGTTGCGGTCGGCCCGCATCGCCTCGGGCAGCTGCTCCAGCCAGGACTTGGCCTCGCCACCACCTCCAGCGCCGGCGCCCGCGCCCGCGCCGGTGTCAGTAGTCCTCGTTTGGTCCGTCGCCGTCGAGGATTGGTCCCCGCCGGTGCTCGTGCTCGTGTCGGTCATCTCGTTCTCCTTCCAGTGAACCCGTGATCGCCGCCGCCAGCAGGGCCTCGTGGTCGAAGCCGGCGTGGGTGATGATTTCCAGGGCTAGGTCCGCCATCCCGTCGTGATAGGCGCGGGCCTCGGCCGGTGTGTCGTCGGCTCGGCGGCGCATCAGGCCGCCCATGCTCATGATCTTCAGCAGCACCACGCGGGGGATCTTCGCGAACTCCCGATCCAGATCGGGGCTGGAGATCCGGCGCGCCTGGTCGGCCGCGTGGCGGGCTTCGAACTCGGCCATGGTTCAGAGCCTCACGCCAAACTCGCCGCACCAATCATCCTTGGCCGTAGCGGGAAAAACACCGGGTGAGCCAGGAAACGGCGTCGGCGGGTATCGTCGACATTTCCTGTCTGACCAAAAGCGGCATCCGCCGCAAGTTCGGTCGATGTAGACGATCCCTCCAGGTGTGATCTGGCGCGAAGACGCAGGCGGGGTCACCGCCTTCTTGACGGGCTTTTTCATGCGGCCATCCTTCCCTGGTCACCGCTGTTGTTCTCGGCCTGGCTCAGGCTGTTGACCGCCTGGGCGCCGTCGCGGGCGGCGGCGGCCGTGGTGGCGGCCACCTGGGCCTCCTGCTCGGCTTGCTGGGCCTCGCGGCGCGCCGCGCGGCGCTCGTCGGTGGCCTGGCGGCTGCGCAGCACCCCGGCCGGGGCGGCCACGGCCTCGGCGACGGCCCGAAGCCCCTCGTCCAGGGCCAGCACGTCCACGCTCTCGGGATCCATGTTCGCGGCGATCTGGGCCACGCCCAGCAACTGGCGGATCGCGTCGACCTGGCCCTGTTGCTGGGCGATGGCCAGCGGGCCGGCATATTCCCAATCCACGTCCACGCCGCTCAGTTGGTCGGGCGGCGACGGCAGCTGGTCTTCGGCCACCATGGCCTCCAGCGTGCGGTCGGCCGTCACCCCCATCAGGTCGCGGTCGACGCTGGGCACATAGGCCACCATGCTGCGGATGCGCAGGTTGCGGCGCTCGATGATCTCTTCGGCCGTGACGTTGCCGTTCTCGCGCAGCTTCATCCAGTCGGTCAGGAAGACCTCTTCCAGGTCGGCCGCCAGCATCTTCATGTAGTCGACGCCGATACCCACATCGCCGCCCTGTTGCAGGTACTGGATGGCGTCTTTCAGGTTCTGGAAGCCCAGGCCGCTCTCGTCGTAATAGTTCACCGCCCCGCGGCGGCGATCCAGCGGCTTGCTCAGGAACCGGCTGGGGGCGAACATCGCCGGCTCCACCCGCCCGGCCACGCCGCGCTCGACGCTGCCCTGCAGGTCGTTCAGCACCAGGGCCGTGGGCAGGGCCCGCCAGGCCAGGCCCGTACCATAGGCGCTGCCCTCTTCCACGCCCAGGCGCGGCACGGCGAACGGGAAGCTGTCGAACCCGTCGACCTCCAGCACCGCCCCGTCGAAATCGGGCGCGATCACCACGCTGGCCCAGGGCTTGCGATCCTTGAACGCCCCGGCCTCGCCGCCGACACGCGGCTTGACCGCGTGCACCAGGGTCACCGGCGCCTGCTGGGTCTTCTCGTCGTCGGCCAGCTTGGCCAGCTTGTCGATCTTGCGGGCCTCGGGATAGCGCTGCACCGCCTTCCAGGCGGGCATGGTCCAGCGATAGAACAGGGTGTCGACCACCTGTTCCTCATCCTCGCCGATCCAGCAGTTGCGCAGCGGCCGGGCGGCGTAGATGGGCCCGAAACCGCGCTTGCGGCCGGTCCACAGCACGCCTGTGCCGAACCCCACCATCTCCAGGGCGACGCGGGCCAGGCTGGCGAAGAACTTGCTCTGGGCCAGCATCATCCGGTCATGCACGGTCCAGCCGGTGTCGGTCAGGTAGTCGCGGCTCTCGCTGTCCAGCTCGGTGTTGCGGCCGGCGGCCACCAGGCCGCGCGACACGTTAGGCAGGATGTTGGGCCGGGTGGGATCGACCAGATAGCCCACCAGCATGGCCGCGCTGCGGTTCAGGCACTCGATCGGCTTGCTGGTGGTCACCATGCGCGGGCGCAGCAGGCCAGGCTGGGGCGTGCAGATGAAGCTCTTGCGCGGCATGAACACGTCGGCGATCTGCTGCATCTCGCCGTCGCGCGTGGCGCGCAGGGCCTGCAGGTGGTCCCACTCCCGACGGATCGCCTTGAAGTCCTCGGCCATGACCGCCCCCCGCCCTTCGCGCTCAGCCGCCGTTCAGGCCGGTCAGGGTGTTGGGGCTGGAGCGGCTGGCCGCCGCCCCCTCGACCATCTGGCCCAGCACCGTGCCGTTGCGCCCGCCGCCCAGCAGCCGCCGGCGGCGGGCGTCGTCGATGCGATTGGCCGTATCGGCCGGATCGGGCGTGGCCACCGGGGCCGGCTGCTTGGGGGGGCGCAGGAAGCTCATGACGCTGAGCTTGCGGGCGGGAAGACGGCGGGGGGGTTAGGGCGGTGGCTGCGCTTAGTAGATCGGCGCGGCGGCCTTATAGGCATGGCCAGTCGGCAACAGAGCCTGAACCTCCGCATCCCAGGCCACCTCGCCCTCATAGAGTTCGACCAGCGCCGGATCGTATCCGATCAGCAGGTTCGCCAGCGAGGAGGTGGAGCTTCGCGTCAGCGAGGTGTCTTCACGGGTGGCGCCGAGCATGATCTGCATCGTCGGGTACAGAGCCGTGGATGACAGGCCGGAGATCGCCGTGGTGGCGACATCGACGCCGTTCTTGCGCAGCCGCGCGGTGCCTGCGTTGAAATCCCAGACCACAGACCACACCGCCTCAACGTTCGTGGTCACGCTGAAGGTGGCGAACGAGTTGTTGGCGTAGACGCGCAGGGAGTTGGTAACAGAGGCCGGAAAGGCCACGCCAATGCCGCGCTGACCCGAGGAAGTCGGCTCGCCGACCGACCAGGCCATGGTCGTGCCGCCGGTCGCCGCGACGAGGTTTCCAACCCAGGCCGCGACGGCTACGCGGCCGGCGCCGGGATAGGTCCCAGGGACCGGGTCCAGGACATAGCGGCGCACCGTGTTTGTCGCGTCACCTGGCGGGTTGTGGTAGTAGCCGTCGTTCAGTAGCCAAACGACGGCTCCGTTGACCTCAACCAGCCCCTCTGGAGCGCCAGCGTCGGTGAACCATTCTCCGACCACGCGCTCACTCCCGACAACCGAATAGTCCAGTTGCCGGATCGCCCCGCCCTGAGCCGAGCCGTTATCGCCGCCCGAATACCAGAGATAGCCGCCCGAGAAGCGCAAATGGTCGATCGCAGTGCCCGCGATCGGCACGGAACGCCCCAGCGCCGCGGTGTACTTGTTGATCCAGTAAAGGGTGGTGTTGTTGCCCGTGGCGCAGGCAACGATGTTCCCAGTCGCTGGGTCAAAATCCGTGCCGTTGACCGGAAACGCCGTGAACGGAAGGGAACGCACCAAGGCGCCGTTCGCAGGGTTCACGAACCAAAAGTTGTTGGCTCCCCAGAAGTAGACGAGATCGTCCACCATGTCGTAGCCAACACCCTGAACGCCAGTCGTCAGGGTCGCGGAGATGGACGCGAGGCTGTATTGCGCCAGTATGGTCGGCGAGTTCAGGTCCGCCGACAGGTGAACAAGCGACGGCGCGGGCGTTGCTCCAGACAGCTCGGTCGGCACGCCGAAATTCATCGCCCAGCGCGTGCCGTCCGGCGCGGTGCAGCCGCCCGTGCAGGTGAAGCCCTTGCCGGCGTCAGATCCCGTCGCGTCGGGCAGCGTAACGACCGTGGTGGCCGTCAGCTTGCGCGGCTGGAGAACGGCGGGGTTCTCCTGGAGCCGCGTGTTCGAGCCCGCCGTGAAGATCATCCGACCGGCGGTCAAGGTCGGCCGTGTCGCGTCCGAGGTCTTCGAGATCAGGCGCGCCTTGCGCCCCGGCACGGTGTTGATCAGCGAGCCGCTGACATTCGCCGAGCGGGCGGACCAGTAGGCCAGCAGCGCTGGGGGGCTAGGCACGGCCTTCTGGCCGGTGCCCGCCGGCCAGCCGAGGGCGATACCATAGGACTTCGGCAGGCTCATCAGCTCAGGCTCGAATAGAGATTGGTGGTGGTAGCCACGGCGCCCAGCAGGCGCACCGAGGCGTTGCCCCCCAGGACGACCCCGACGATCCCGGAGGCGCTCACCGTGGCCGGCGTGCCGTCCGGCTTGGTCGCAATGGCCCAGGTCGCGCCGTCTGACTTGAGGTACTGCAAGCTGACCGTGGAGCCGCCGGCGAAGCTGCCCTGGACGTCCCATAGGTACGAAGCGCCCGGGACGCCGTCGACAGCGCTGGTGTTGGCCCCCGATGCCAGACTTTGGTTGGTGGCCAGCTGATAGACGGTCGGGTCCGCCCGCGTGATCAGGGGGTGGTCGGGATCACTTTGAACCTTCATCGCCTACAGCTCCGCCTATCGGTCGTGGATCACGCCCGGGCCATTCTGCGAGCCGCCCGCATGGGGGGGGATAAACCCGCCGGTCAGGGCGCCGATGCCCTCCAGCCCCAGGCAGCCGTACTCGGCCGCCTCGGCGGGGTGGCTGTGGTCGTTCTTCTCGGGCTGGGGGCTGTAGACGCTGCCGGTCTTCTTGTAGCTGAAACCCCCGCCCAGGGCCTGGATCAGATCCTGGCAGTGCTCGGGGTCGAGCAGGAAGGCCTCTTCGCCCGGGCCGGCCTGGGCCTTCAGCAGCTTGCTCAGGGCGGCACGGCGGATGGTCGGTTCGTTGCTGGCCGCCAGGCGCGTGGTGACCCGGCTGTGGGCCTGGATCAGCTGGGCGTAGCTAATGGACTTGTCCAGGGCGGTCCTGGCCTTGGCGGCCGGGTCGACGGTGATTTCGGCGGGCAGGCCCTGGAACTCGGTGTCCAAGATCCGCCGCACCTGGCCGCAGCCGGTGGCCAGGTCGATCTGGCTGTCGCGCGGGGCGATCACCCGCAGGCCGCGCACCTGGCCGCTGAAGCTGCGCTGATAGAACACCGCCGCGAACTTCAGGGTGTTGCCGCCGTCCACGCCGATCCGCACCGGCAGGCCGCGGTCGATCTCCAGCCGGCGCTTGGCCACGTGGCGCAGCGGGTCGAAATACGCGTGCACCGGCTTGCCGTTCAGGCTCCAGCCCGGCTTGCAGGCCAGAAGGCGGGCGACGTCATAGTCGTCCATGCCGCCGCGGATCAGGTCGCCATAGTAGTCGGGCGAGATCTTGCGCAGATTGTGCAGGTTCTCAGCCATCGGGTTGGTCGAGCCGTCATCGAGCACGCCGGGCGGCTGACGGTAATAGCCGTCGCGGTTTTCCATCCGCACGTAGAAGCGATCATGGAACCAGCTGCCGATCACCGGCGAGTTGGTGTCGCCGAACACCCCCTTGTAGGCGGGCTCCCAGCCCAGGGCGGCGGCCTCGTCCGGATCCCAGCGGTCTTCGGGCTCGGGAAAGCGCCCCACCCGGTTGGAGGCCTTCGACAACAGGTTTTCGGCCGGGTGGGTGGTCAGCTCGGGCAGCCAGAAGGCCGTGGATTCCCGGCCCTTCATGAAATCCTCGACGTCTTCGTCGTTGATCGCCCGGAAATCGACCTCGATATGCAGCATCCCGCCGTCGGGCGAGGCCAGCTCGAACTTGTGTTCCGCCGGCCGGCTGCGCGTGCCGCCCCAGCCGCCGCTGCCGTTGGCGTTCTTCCAGCCCTGGTTGTAAACCTTCAGGTAGCTGGGGATCGCGGTGTCCCACAGCACTGGATAGGTGGGCGCCACCACGGTGATCTTGGCCCGCCGCTCGCCAACCCAGACCTGTTTGCCCTGATATTCGGCCTTGCGCAGGTTTCTGCGAGGGCTAGGGTGCTGCCAGAGAGCGACGCGGAGAATTTTGCGGGCCGAGGCCTGCGTTTTCCCACCCCCAGTAGGCCCCTCGATCACGCACAGGGGCACGCGCGACAGTTCGTAGGCCCGGGCCACAGGCCCGGCCACGTTCGTCCAGTCGCTGATATGCTCCAGTGACGCCAAAAGCCTCTTCCCCGACCCCGACCCGTTTCGATGTGGTCAGGTTGGGCTCGCCCGGCAGCCGGGGGGCTTGGCCAGAAATTCGAGGCGATCGCTCGGAAGACCCCCCTTGAGAAGATGGGGCCGGCCGCGATTTGGGGGGTGGGGGTGGTCGAAGGCCCCCGGGAGGTGCCCTGCCCAGCTTGACCCGCTGATTTTCAATCAGTTGGTCGAGATGGCGCAAACCCTTGCGCTACAAGGGCTTGCTGTCAGTCGTGAGAGTTTGGGCGTGAGAGTTGCGCTGGGACTAGATCGTTAAGCCCTTGAAATTCCACGTCTTCGCTCAGCGCGGCCATCGGCAGGGCGGCCACGGCGTCGGGACCGTCCGGCAGCACGATCAGCGGCAGCGGCGCGCCCTCCCGCGGGGCCTCGGCCTGCGGCAGGCGCTGGTGGACGTAGGGCAGCAGCTCGCGGTTGGCGGTCAGCATCATGGCGTAGGCCTGGTCGGGCGAGATCGACAGTTCCTTGGCCACCACCTTGGCCTTGCGCATCTGGGCCAGCACGCCGGGCGACAGGCCCAGGGCCTTGGCCTCGGCCCTGCAGGCCTTCACCTCCCGCGCCGTCGGCATGCAGAACTCGGCCAGCTGCTGGCCAGGCGTCCGCCCGTCATAGGTGTGGACCAGGATCGCCTTCAGATCGCCCGACTTCTTGCCCAGGGCGCCCTTTGGCCGGCCTCGCCGCCGCGCCGCCGGCTCGGCCGCGCTCGCGCGCGAAACGCCGCCTGGGCCAGGGCTGTCGAATAAATCGGGCATTATTTAATCCAACCGGTCCAACTTCGGGTCAGGTTGGACCGATTTGTGCATTTTTTCGAGCCTTTTCAGAGAGATGAGAAGGTCAATATCATCATCCTACCGTCCTACCGGTCCAACCGGCCTCTTCCTACGTGCGAGCATTTCGAGGGGCGCTATCAATCTCACACACGCGGGCGCGACGGTTGGACCGGTAGGATGGTTGGATGAGGCTTGAGCCCTTGCCGGGCAAGGCTTTGCGTCCAACCTGGCTCCGGTTGGACCGGTTGGACGCCGTCGGGCGGCTCCGCGCCCTCTTTCTTGTATCCCCGGGATGGGTCGGGGGAGGGTTAAGGCCCTCAATTAGCGTCGGCGAAGGGGTCCGGGCGCGGGCCTGGCGGCCCGACCGCAGACCCGTATCGGGTCAGGGTCCAAGGGGTTGGAGAAGCGGAGCGACGCTGTAGCGTCGCCCTTCATGCGGGTCTGGCTGGAGTGACGGCCGCACCGCCCAGGACGGGCGCTGCGCGCGTCCTGGGCTGGCCGTCACCTGCCTGTGGGCTTCAGGGGCTGGAAGAGGCCGAGGACGGCCCAAACACCGCGCTCAGGCGCACCAGCACGCCCTTGCGCTCGCGGTCCAGGCCTCGGCCGCACACGCCCGCCCAGGCCACGTCCTTAGGGGCTTGCAGCATGGCGCTGGCCCAGACGCCGCCGGCGCCCGGCCGGCCGCCCCATTGCGTGCCCGAGAACAGCCGGCTGACCTCCGGGTGGGTGCTGGGAATGAACAGGCGTGCGTTCTCCCATGTATCGGCAGCGCCCTTGGCGAAGCTGATCGCCAGACCCACGTCATTGGCCCGCTTTTCCAGGTCATCCAGGTGGTTCTGGTCCCTGAAGCCCTGGATGTACGGCCCCAGGTTCTTGTGGGCGTAGGTGCGCAGGGCGTCTGGCTGCACGTCGACCAGGTGGTTCAGGCACTGGCGCCAGTTGGGCGCCTGGCCGTTGGCCTCGGCCAGGATCGATACGTCCAGCGCCTTGACCCAATAGTCCAGCATGCCGGGGTCCGGGTCAGCGTCGTGCAGGGCGATGTGCCAGGCGGCGATCATCGGCCCGAACTGGTCGGCGCTGCGGCCCGTGTGGCCGCCCACCTCGATCAGGGCCTTGCGATAGGCCTTCAGCGTCCGGGCCCAGCGCGGCCAGCCGTCGATCATCCGACGCAGCAGGGCCGCACCCACCTTGTGCGGCTCCAGCCCCTCGAACAGGCCGTCCACGGCCGCCTTCTCGATCGGCCGCAGAGCCAGGATGGCCAGGCGCTGCTCGTCCTGGCCGCCCAGCGGCGGGTGGTTGATGGCCGACAGCACGAACGCGCTGCGACACTCGTATTCCCGCGCCACGCCCTCGCTGCTGCCGCGGCTGATCTTGCCGCCGCTGGCCGCCGTGCGCACCAGCTTGATCACCACGTCGGCGGCGCGGGTGTCGGCCTCGCTCTCCAGCTCGTCGACGCTGACCGGCACCACGTCGTGCTTCAGCCGCTGATACAGCGCCGGGCCCGTGGTGTTCACCGACGACACCAGCCCCCGGCCGATCACCGCCGCCATCAGCTTCTGCAGCGTGCTCTTGCCCGTGCCGGCGTCACCGGTCAGGAACACCATGGGCCGCCAATCCAGGGCGCCGCCGATCATCGCCGCCGCGATCCAGCCGAACAGCAGCCGCGCGTCCAGCTCGCCGCGCGTCCAGTTCCAGGTTTCCAGCAGCATCATCAGGCTCTCGACCTGGCCCGGGTCGGCCGCCGCCGGCTGGGGGCTCATGATCGGGGTGCGGGCCGGAAACACCCAGTCGCCCAGCTCGCCCGGATGCTGCCACTTGCCCTGGAACAGCACGCGGCTGCCGGCGTGATAGATCAGGCTGCCGTCGCTGTGCAGCCAGGCCCCGCGCCCGCGCACGCGGTCGACATCGTCGAACACGCCCTTCCAGGCGCAGGCGTCGACAATGGCCTGGCGGGCGTCGTCGGCCTCCCAGCCCACCACGGGCCGCTTGCCGCCCTTGGCCGCCTTGCCGAAACGCGGCCAGGCCCATTCCAGGAACGCGCTGCGACCGGCGAACAGATAGCCGATCGGCCCCTTGCCGCTGCTGCTGGCCTTCAAGGTCGAAACCTCGCCCAGGGTATCCAGCAGATAGACCACGTCGCCAGCCTTGCCCAACGGCGCCACCGGGCAGCCCTCCGGCAGGCCCGTCACCCGGTCGAAATGGCCGCCCTCGCGCCAGGCGCCGGGCTCCACCACCTCCTGGCCGATATAGCGCGGCTCGCCGGCCTGGGGATCGCCAGCCGCCGCCTCGCGCAGCTGCTGCAGCTCCACCTCGTCCAGATCGAGTTCGCGGGCGATCTCCGCCAGGCGGTTGTTGGCGGGCGGGCTCATGCGACGCGACCTTGCTGAGCGCCAATCGCGGGTTCGGCTGCCGGCATGGCTTCTGGCAGCATTTGAAGGGCATGAAGACCACCAGCAGTCTGGCCCACGTCGTCAAAACCCGCCGCGAGGAAGCACTGCCCTGGACGCGCGGTCCGAGAGCGACCGCGCGCCGTCTTGGCGGCGTCCACAAATGTCACCATCCCGAGCGATGGCGGCTCCCCGTAATAGGCCCGCGTCGCGGCCACGGCCTGGCGGATCAGGTCAGACGAAAGGCCTGCACCTTCGTTACGAAAGGCCGCACACATCCAAGCCCCTGCCCAGGCGTGCTTAACCCACTCCGCCTTGGGCCAGCCTGTGACCCAGTACGCCCGCCCGGTTGCAGTCAGCGCTTTGAAAACAACGCAGCTGCCGGTGGCCACGAACTGCGTCGCGCCAACTGTCTGACGCGAATAGTGACGGTCGGCGATCTCGCGCGCGAACGGGTCCGCTCTCCAGGACTGCTGCCAAATCACCCACGCACCCAATCGTTGAAGTCGTTGCCCACGGCCGCGCCCACCACCTTGAGGGGGCGGCCGGCGGCTTGTGAGCGCCAGTGTTGTTCCACGCGCTCGAAGGCCTTCAGGGCTTCGGGCTTCCAGTCGTTGTCCTTCAACAGGATCACGGCGCTGGCGCAGGGGGGCCATTCCAGCAGGCCCATCAGGCTCAGCGATCCGGCCGCCCAGGCGCGATAGTCGGGCCGCGCCACGGCGCAGGTCAGGGTGGTCTCGATCCCCTCGCCGATCAGCAGCGGGTCAAAGCGTTTGCGCTCCGCCGCCTCGCTGGGGCTCATCAGGCTGGGGCCCTGGGTCAAGCGAATGGCCGCGCCGCTGATCTGACCGCGCATCTTCTTGGCCGGGGTCACCGGGGCCTTGCCGCCGCCGTCGGGCGCCAGCCAGGTCAGGTGCAGACCCGCCAGGCTGGACCGCCGCGTCATGTGGCTGACCATGGCCGGCCAGGTGGTCACCTCGCCCGTCTCGTCGTCCAGGTGGTCGCAGGCCGGATCGAAGCGCAGGGCGCCGGGGATCTTGGGCAGGCGCGACAGGTCGATGCCCCGCGCCTGGCGCAGATAGGTTTCCGCCAGCGTGCCGGCGATCGGCTCCAGGCCCAGCCAGTACTTCAGCAGCTTCTGGCGGCGGGCGCTGGCCTGCTCGCCGTTGCGGGCCTCGGCGGCCTTGCGATTGGCTTCCTCGCGGGCCCGGTCCTGGTCGGCCTGGGCCTTGGTGCGTACGTCGCCCTTGCCCCAGCCCAGCCATTCCAGGCACCACCAATAGGTGCTCATCTTGTCGGCGTGGCGCTCGCAGCGGGCGACCAGGTCGAAGATGTCGCCGCCGTCCTTGGTGGCGAAATCGTGCCAGCCGCCGGCGTCCAGGCCCGGCACGTCGCGCACGGCGATGTTGAAGCTGCCCGGCCGGCGATCGTCGCGCCAGGGGTTCACCGGCCAGATGCGGCCCTGGAAGTCAGGGCGCGACTGGCCAAAGCCGAAGCGGTCCAGCAGCCGCGGCAAGGTCTGCTGCATCGCGGCCTTGACCACGGGCCAGGCGTAGGGGAGTTCGCGGCGGGAGGCGGTCATGCGGCGGCCCTCGCCGCCGTGACCTGGGCCAGAAGCTGGCGGCCCAGGAATTCGGTGTAGGCCGGCGGAATGGCCTGCGCGATCTCAGCGCGCGTGGCGGGCCAGTCTATGCCCATGGCGGCGGCGCCGTCCGCACGACGGAAATTGTTCCCCGCCACGCAGATCATCTTCGCGCCCGCCGCGAACGAACTGTAGCCACGGCCCGCGTTCGTGCTGCCCCGAACACGAGGTGTGGGCCGCTGGGGCGTCAGGGCGAAGAACGAGCACTCGAACAGACGGCGGCGATACACCCGAAGGCCGAACATCGGCCCATCCAGAACGACAGGGTCGATCAGCGGCGCACCGACGACATTTTCAATGATGTACGGCTTGCCGCTTCGGACCAGCAGCGCGCGGGTCGGCTCGATCAGGTCGAGGTGTCGACCAGGGCCGTGAATGTGCACCGTGGCCGAATGTTCCTGGCACGGAGGGCTCGCATGAATGGCGTCAAAGCTCGCCAGGAATGCAGGATCGAGCGTCATGACGTCGGCCTGCCGAAATTCGAACGGGTACGACGGGCGCGGCTCGATATCCACGCCAACCACGTCGAAGCCAGCGAGATGGTAGCCGTAGCCCGCCCCCCCGCGCAGCAGAACAGGTCCAGAAGCCGCGGCCTACTCATCGCAGCACCTCGTCGCCGGGTTCGAAATCTTCGTCGAGCTCGCGGCCCTCGTCGGCCGCGTCCAGGGCGTCGAGCATGTCGATCGCCGTCTCGGCGACGTATTCCAGCCAGTCCCTAAGGGTGGCCGCACGCGCTCTGTCGCAGGCCAGGCGGAGGCGCGTGCTCATGCCCGCGCCTCCGCCCGCCGCGCCGCGGCGTTCCTCAGCCGGTGCTGCAGGTCATAGGTGTTGTGGCAGCGCTGGCACCACGCCCTCAGGTTCTCGTCGGCGCAGTTCTCCGGCGTATGGTCGAGGTGGGCCGTGGTCAGAACGACGCGCGAGCCGGTCACCGGGTGCGGCTCGCCATGCTTGGCCCGGCAGGCCGGATACATCGGCGAGCCCTCGCAGCGCCAGCCGGCGCGCTCTTTCTTGCCGCGGCTGATCGCGGGCCAGTCGGCGGGATAGCGGCGGCGGTTTTCAGGACGGATCGGCATCAGGCGGCCCCTCGCTGGCGGCGCGGCCCAGCAGCGCCGCGCCCTGGCCCGCCTCGACGGCGGCCAGCTGGGCTTCGGTCTGGTCGCACAGCCGCCGCCAGGCAGCCTGGGCGTCTTCCTTGCGGGCGATGGCCGACAGCATGGCGTCCAGCTCGGGATCTAGCGCCGACAGCAGCGGCGGCGGGGCGGCGCCGGCCTGGGCGGCCAGGCGGCGCGCCCCCTCCAGCTCGCGCCGCGCGGCGGCATAGGCGCGGCTGGCCAGGCGCAGCTGGATTTCCGCCGTCAGGGCGTCCAGCTCGATCGACAGCGGCCCATCCCCGTCGCCGCGGGCGTCCTCGACCCAGCGCACGTGCTCGCGGATGGTCTTGCGGGTCAGGCGCGAGACGTTGGCCAGGGCGTGCTGGCTGATCTCGGCCGCCACCTGGGCCAGGTAGCAGCTCAGCCGCCGGGCCCGGATCAGCTCCAGGCCGGCCCGCGTCTCGCCGCCACCGGCATATTGCACGGCCGTCAGCCGCACCCCCTCATGATCGGCGACCACGGCCGCCACCACCATCCACCGCCCCCGCGCCACGGCGTAGGCCTCGGGCTGGATCTTCCGTTCGCTGCTGGCGCCCCCCGACATGGCTCAGTCCTCCATGTCGTCGATGTCGCGGCGCTTTCGCAGGGCCGGCGGCGGCGCCATCAGCTCAGGGCGGAGCATCAGCCGGTTGATCGCGCCCGCGGCCCGGCTCACCGGATTGACCCAGCCGTTGGCCAGGCTGGCGTGGTCGGCCAGCTTGTCGGCGTTCTCGGCGCGTCCGGCGTCGTCCAGGGCCACGAAGGTGGTCGCGAACTTCCACAGCAGGATGCAATGGCCGCGACCCAGGTCGTCGGCGGTCGGCGGCACGGCCTTGCCGGCCTTCTTGGCGGCGCGGCGCAACCGCGCCACCGCGCGAGACGGCTTGCGGGCGACGGCCCAGGCCTCGGCGACGAAAGCCCGCCAGGTGGCGGCGTCGGTCTCTGTCCAGAAGACGGTCATGACGCCACCGCCTCGCCGCGATCGGCGTTAACGATGTTTTCACGTGGAACAGCGTTCGGCGTGTTCATTGGGCCACGCCAATCATGTCTTCGGCGGTCAGGGGGGCGCGTTCACGCTCCGCCAGAGCCAGGACAGCGCCCTGGTGCTCGGCTGGGATCAGGCCGCCGCCACGGTTCGCCCACTTGTGAACCGCGTCCGTCGTCAAATCGCAGGCGTGAGCAATTTTCTTGACGCCCAGGTGGCGTATGGCCTTGCGCGCTGGAGCTTCGCCGTCCATTGATGCGATCCTGTCTAGACGTTTCGTCCAGACGAGGCATCAAGTGATTTGGTCAAACGCGCAACTGCGACATGAAGACAATTTGTCCATGCTCTATCGCATGGACATTTCCGATCTTCCCGAACGCCTGCGCCGCATCGGCAAGAAACAGGCCGACCTGTCGCGGTTCACGGGCATTGACCCATCGAGCCTGACCAAGACCATCAACGGCACCCGTCAGCTCAAGGCGGACGAGCTGCTGAAGATCGAGGAGTTCTTCAGCACCAGCGGCGCCACCTCCGAAACCCCCGTCGCCAACCTGGCCGGGCGTCGTCGCGCGCCGCAGACCCGCGTGCCGGTCTATGGTTACGCGGCTCCCCAGGGCGACGAGCACATCAGCTTCAGCCCCGACAAGATCATCGACTGGATAGACCCACCGCCGTTCTGGTCCGGCGCTGGTGATCTGGTGGCCGTCCGCGCCCTGGGCGACAGCATGGAGCCGCGACTATTCGCCGGGGAGATCGCCATTGCGCATATAGGCCTCAGCCCAGGCCGCGGCCGCGATTGTCTGATCGAATTCACCGACGGAACGGTTCAGATCAAGGTCTACAAGAGCCAGAAGGACGGGCAGGTCTTCGTCCAGCAGTTCAACCCGGATCGGCTGATCTCCATTCCCGCCACCAAGGTCCGGGCGCTGCACGCGATCACCTGGCGAAACTAGAGCACCGGCCCCAGATTCCACGCCACGAGCGCCAACACGGCGAAGACGCCCTGCACGGCAAGGGCGTCACGGATCACGTCAGGCCAGCTGTCGTGCGACCTATAGCCACGACTCCAACCGCGCGCTGCGGTGGAAATGTCGAAAGCCTCGCGAGCCGCCGCCTCCTCATCAGGTGATAGCGGCTGCTTTTCGTGGCTTCGGACGACCATGCACGACGCCGCACCCAACACCGTACCGGCCAAGACATACGACATCGGTCCGAAGGCGTAGCTGCCGATCAGACCGAAGGCCGCTAGCAGCGCCAGCGCGAAGAGGGGCCACGGCCCGTAGAGGCGTTCCGAGCGCATGCCAAAAGCTTCACACACCGACGCCTTGCCATCTATCGCCATTTGTTCCACGTGGAACATAGACTTGACGTCTAGACAAAATCGACACAGGTTCCATTCCGTCATCGCGTTTCACGCGAAACACCAACGGGAGGGGCCACGTGTCCGACGCCAACACACCGCATGCCGACGTGCTAAACAGCACCGCGCAGGGCCAGCTGAAGTCGATCATCGACCGCGTCGAGCGGCTGGAGACCGAGAAGGCCGCGATCGCCGATCAGATCAAGGAGGTCTACGCCGAGGCCAAGGGCAACGGTTTCGACGTCGCCGTGCTGCGCAAGGTGGTCGCCCTGCGCAAGATCGACCGCGCCAAGCGCCAGGAGGTCGACGCGATCCTGGATCTCTACCTCTCCGCCATCGGGGAGGTCTGAGCCGTGGCCAAGCCCAAGCCTACCCTTCACTGGGGCATCCTTCGCGGGATCTACGGCAGCGAACGAGACGTCATGCGGGTCACCAAGCAGACCGACCGCCAGGTCAGCGGTGTCCGTCGCGGCGACATCACCGCCATCACGGTCAAGAGCGACCGCGTCCTGGCCACCTTCGCCACCGAGGAACTGGCCCTGGAGGCCATCGAGCGCGAGCGCCAGGTTCGTGAGGCCTGGGAGCCCCGTCGCCGCGAGGCTACGGCCAACGAGGTGCGCGTGCACCGCGAGGCGCGCGAGGCTTGCCTGGCCGCCCTGCGCGGGGAGGTCTGAGCCGTGGCCCCCTACAGCCCGCCGCCCCGCGATGACGACGTCGTCGCCTGGGACAGCCGCCGCGGCGTCTTCCTGGTCCGGGACCGCCCGGCCCCGCGCCGGGGCGAGCCCGCCACCCTGGGCGAGAAGATCCTCGTGCTGGCGGCCGTGAACCTGTGGTTCTGGACCGTCGGCCTCAAGGGCGCCCTGGCGATCTGGGAGCGGCTGTCATGAGCGCCCCGCGCTTCGCCCTGGGCCAGGGCTTCCAGCCCGACGCCCGCTGCGCCGACATCGCCGCCCTGGTCGACACCCTGCTGGACCGCCTGGCCGACGCCGGCCACGTGGGGGCGTCGATCAAGCTGCGCGACTGCAACGTCGCCCGCGACGCCCAGCACGCCAGCGGCCCCTGCCTGTCGGTGGGGATCGTCGGCGCCGACGGCGCCATGCTCGAGCACGGCTTCGCCTATCTGTTCCTGCCGCCCGTCGCCGACCAGCACGACCTGGTCGCCCGGGCCCTGGCGCCCACCGGCTATGTGCGCGTGCGCCGCACGGCCACCGTCTTCACCCTTTCCGATCACAGGAGGGCCGCATGAGCGCCGCCATGCCCCGCCTGGACCAGGCCTGGGCCCGCTCGGTCCAGGTCGAGATCGACCGCCACACGCCGCACGCCCGGTTCCTGACCGGCGTCCAGAGCGTCGCCCACCACCAGATCGACTTCGGCCTGGTGGTCAGCGTCACCGCCCTGCCGCCCGGCAGCCTGGAGCCCGACTGGCTGGTAACCGGCGAGGGAAACCTGCTGACCGCCATGGGCGAGCGCACGTGGAACAGCCTGCTGACCCTGGCGCAGGAACTGGCAGACCACCCGGCCACCCACCTGGACGGCTTCGCGGCCGTCTTCCTGCACCCCAAGGCGATCACCGCCGCCCGCGAGGCCCTGCTGGCGCCGCAGGGCGGGAAGAAGGAGGCAGCTTAGCCATGACCGCCCTCGAACACGCCCACCCGCGCGGACGGCCGCCGGGCAGCAAGACCCAGCCCAAGCCGCCGCCGCGCCCATGGCTGGCCGCCCTGCTGGCCAAGCCCGGCGACGCCCCGGTCGAGGCCGCGCCCAAGCCCACGCTCAGCCTGTCGGAGACCGCATTTCGCGTCGGCCTATCCGACTGGCGGTTCCGCAAGGTCTGGGAAAAGTTCGTCTCGCGCCGCGGCTTTCCCTCGCCCCTGCGCCAGCCGCCCGAGAGCAACTACGCCTGGGACACCGCCTCGGTCGAAACCTGGTGCGCGCGCCGGGCCACCGGCGCCCAAACCGCCCCGGCCGACAACGACGCCGGTCCGACGGCCGAACCGACGCCGCCACCGGCGCTCGCGCCCCACACCAACCCCACCCTTCAGCGCCAGCGCAACGAACTGGCCGCGATGATGAAGAAAGGAGCCTGACCGCCATGGTCGCCTATGTCTTCCAACCCCAGTTCAAGCGGCCGATCGAGGCGCACGACAAGGTGCTGACCTTCCGCCGCATCGGCGGCAAGGTCCACGCCGCGCCCGGCGGCCGGGTCGCCCTCGACCTGCCCCAGGGCCGCCGCCGGCCGCTCGTGCGCTTCAGCGCCCTGTGCGAGCTGCGCGCCAGCGTGGTGATCGACGCGACCGGCGTGCGCCGGGTGATCACCGCGGCCAGCTTCAACGAATACGGCGCCGGGCTGGAGCGCCTGCTGCGGGCCTGCGAACAGGCCATGCCCCAGGCCGCCGAGCACCTGCCGCGCCTGGCCGCGCTGGACGGCTTTTCCAGCTGGGCCGACCTCTGGGCCTGGCAGCTGGCCAACCGGGCGCCTGAAGAGCCGACCGACAGCCTCAAGCGCGTGCTGATCGGCTGGAACCCCGCCACCCTGCGCCCCGGCGCCGCCAGCCAGGACGACGGCCGATGACCGAGCCCCTGTTCAACGCCAGCCAGTTCGCCCGCGAGCTGCGCCTGCACATGGCGGGCCTGGCCCCGCTGTCCCAGCGCGAGGCCGCCGCCCAGGCCGGCGTCAGCGCCGCCACCTTCACCCGCGCCATGAACGTGGCCAGCGACCTCAGCCACGAGAACTATCTGCGCCTCACCGCATGGATGGCCGCCGGCCAGGGCGGGAAGGTGGGGAGGGCGGCATGACCAATAACTCCACCAGCCCCCGTGAAGAACTGGCGCGGATCATTGATCCGAAGGCGTTCAGCAACGCCGAAAAACAACTTCAATGGGAGGAGTTCTGCCGCAAAAACTCTAGCGGCCGGTATCCATGGTGGTCCCATTCTATGGCGTTTAATCTGGAGGACATCTTAGCGGCCTACGTCAAGGCCGACGAATGGCTCTCCCGACATCCGGTTAAGGCCGCGAGCCCTGAGGGGGAAACAGATCGCGATTGGCCGAAAGAAGCTGGCCGGCTCTGGCAAGGAGATTTCGCCGAAGCCCTGACGATGACTGGTTGTAGCGACCTAGCAGACCTGATCGACATGGCCAACGTCGGCAAAGGGCTCATGGAGCGCATCGACCTTCTGACACGGCAGCAGGGCCAGTTCGAAGGCTGGACGCCAGCCGACGACCCCTGCGAGATCGTGTTCGACCTTGTCAACGCGCTGGAAGACGCCCAGGTGGCGTGGCGCACCATCGACAGCGCGCCCCAAGACGGAACGGTCATCGACCTCTGGCGCGACGGCGAACGCCTCGTCGGCTACTGGTGGAGCCAAACGCACAAGACCTGGATCACCCAGGCAGGCCTTCTTGCGGTCGTCACGATCTGCCTCACCTCCGAGCCGTCCCACTGGATGCTTCCGCCGCCCGCGCCATCGCCCGAAACCCCTGCCCCAACGTCACCCTGA